TTACACCTGTAACACATGGGTAAATGACGGATTAAAGAAAGCAGGTTTAAAAGCACCTTTATATACACTTACAAGTGAATCAATAACTAAATTTTATAATTAAAACCTATCACGTGAAAACAGATGACCCAAAAGAAACAGAAAGTCAATTAGACCAACCAGAAAACAACAGTAATGATACTAACCAAGATGAACACATGTTTATATGAAAGAAGAAAAAAAAATAAGACAGTACAGAAGTAACCAAGGTAGATCACCTGAAAAACAATCAAACTTATACAAAGGATGTTTTTGGACTCTACTAATATTTTTAGTAGTATCAATAACATGTGCAATAAGTAGTGTTATATCAGGATGAAAGATAACTTATATATAAAAGCTTCAATTAAGAATGGAGAGTTGTATTTTCCAAAGAAAGCAGTTCAAACCAGATTTAATAAATGGTTAGGTAGTTTACCTGATGACTCTAAGTTAGAAATATTTATTGGTGTAAGTGGTGATAAGGGTAGTAACCCACAGTTAGCACGTGTACATGCAATGATTAGAGAAATAGCACAAGAAATTGGCTACACATTTATAGAAGCAAAGATAGAGGTAAAAAAAGCATGTGGATTATGCTTTGTTAGAGATGGACAAGAGTATTGTAAATCTTTTGCAGATTGTGATAAAGATGAACTTAATTTAGCTATACAATCATGTATAGAAATTGGAGAGTTTAACGGTATGAATTTAAGATAGTTATTTAACTATTTTCATCTTACTGTTAATCTCTTTGATTTTATTTGCTGTAGATTTACCTGCTGTAACTAAATCAGCAAGATCTTTTAGATCACCTTTGGTAGCAGTAGTCTCAGTTAAAAGTTCAAGACCTTGTTCTTTTGCTAAAAACCTTAGAAGTTGAAGTAAAGAAAACAATGTATAAATATTAGATTCATTTATATTAAGTTTAATATTTTCTCTTGTTTCATCAGAGATTTCTTCTCCATCTTCTAATTGCATTATAGTACCAAACTTTTTAAATAGTTTAGGTAGTTCTGCTGGATTTGGATAGTCTGTTACCATGTCAGTTAAGATTCTAGAAAGACCGGAAATATATGCAGTTGATACAGTAATACCTGTTATAACTTTTGAAAAGTCATAAGTAACAGTTGATTCTAAATTTTGATTTTCTTCAGACATAATAAAAGATTTATATACAAATATACAAAAATTGAAAGAAATATGGAAAAAAACCTTATAATTCTAAAAGACAGTTTAAAAAAAGATATAGAAAGCTCAGGTTGGGCAGATATATTATTTCCTTACATAGATAGTAAACTTTATGATGATCTAACAGATTCATTAGTAAGTTTAGTTGAAGAGGGTAAAAGATTTACTCCAAAGTTTAAAGACATTTTTAATGCATTTAAAGAATGTAAATATGATGATCTAAAAGTTGTTATAGTAGGACAAGATCCTTATCCTCAAGTAGGATCAGCTGATGGTTTAGCATTTAGTTGTAGTAAAAAAGATAAAGTAGAAAAGTCTTTACAATATATTAATAAAGCAATTGATACAGATCATACTGATTTAAGATGTTGGGCTAACCAAGGCGTATTATTAATTAATACAGCTCTTACAGTTGAAGTAAATAAAATAGGATCTCACTTTTGGAATTGGAAACCTTTTACTGAACATTTGTTTAGTAAGATTAATCAAGACAATAAAGATATTGTTTTCATATTAATGGGTAAAAAAGCAGAAGCATGGGAAAGACTAATATCTAATCAAAAGATACTTAAGTGTACACATCCTGCATCAGCTGCATATAGAGGTGGTGTTTGGGATTCAAATGACGTGTTTAACAAAGCTAACATAGAACTAAATAAACAAGGTAAAACCTTGATAGACTGGTAAAATTTCCTTAAATTTGTAAACTAGATAGTAAACATAAATGACTAATAATCAACACAATAGGCTTGATAATGACATAGTTAAGTTCAAAGAAACTATGCTCACACAGTATGGAATTGAGATCATTGTATTTCAAAAATTACACAATGAAGGAGAGTACAGGCCAACACTTCAGCAGATACATAAAGCATGTATAACCATTATGCATATGCTTTATCCTGAACTACAAAATATCAATAAGCTTTCTGAATTAAACAGAACAAAAGACTTGGTAATGTTCAGAAAGATTTACTGTCATATAGGTCATACTATGAGATATACTTGCCATGCTGTAGGTAAATATATTAAACGTGATCATTCAAGTGTAGTGCACAGTAGAAACAGCGTTGATGATATGCTTTATATAAAAGATAAAAGTTATATAAATGCATTTGATAAAGTTAATAAACTAATAAATACTTATGTGGGAATTATTCCAAATAATATACAAAAACAAACTTAGTCCAAATCAGGCAGCTATATTATTTGGTATGAAACTAAAGATAGCTTTACCTAAGATTTTAGAAGATGACAAAAAAGCATTGGTTGATAATGGATATGTTACATTTGATAATGAATCATATGAATTAACAGCAGATGCAAAAGTCTTTATAGCACACTTAGATAATTATTTTATTAAAGCAAAAAAGAAAACTGATATCCAGTTAATGGGTAAAAACTTTGCTGATAAAATAAATACCTATAGGGAAATATTTCCAAATCAAAGATTGCCTAGTGGTAAACCTGCAAGAGTCAATGTAAAAATGTTATCAAGTTCTTTTAGATGGTTGTTTGAGACATATGATTATACATGGGATCAAGTATTTGAAGCTACAAGAATGTATGTGAATGAGTACAGAGATGCAGAATATATGTATATGCAGACAAGTCAATATTTTATATGTAAGCAAGACAAACATAAAGTTAAGTCTTCTACATTAGCTGATTATTGTGATATGATCAGAGATGGTATAGACACAGAACAACAAACATTTAAAGAAAAAGTAGTATGACAGTAGAAGAACAAGCAGAAGTATTAAATAAATTAAACCTTGTACTTGAAGATTTTCAAATGCTAAGAGATGGTGAATGGGAACCAGACACTGAATCATGTAATTCAAGCATAGATAATGTAACAAGTATTATATATACAATAGAGAATGGCTAAATCAACAGAAGGATGGGTGGGGCAATATTCCGCATTCAATGAAGCATTAAAATACATGCAGGGTAGACAAAATGGGACTGAAAAGTCTATATATACACCGTGGCCTAAATTTAATGATGCTGCTACTGATGGTTTAGAATGGAATACTCTAACTGTAATTGGTGGTAGACCTGGTTCAGGTAAAACACTTATTAAAGATCAGATTATAAGAGAATCTTTTGCATTAAATCCAGATGATGATTTTAGAGTATTAGAATTTCAGTTTGAGATGGTTGGTAGAACATCAGCTATTAGAGAGTTTAGTTCCATTACTGGTAAAACATATAAAGAATTATGTAGTGCTGGTAGTGTACTTACTTCTGATGTATTGAATACATGTCATCAGTATGCTAAGGAAAGAGTTAAGCATCCGGTAGATATAGTTTCAACACCTATGACTGTAAATCAAATGCGTGAGCAAATTGATATGTACATGAATAAGCATAAAGGTAAAAAAACTATTATAACATTGGATCATACAATGCTTGTAAAGAGAGCACCTTATCAGAATAACACATTAGATATGTTATTTGAGTTAGGTGAATTCTTTACACAATGTAAAAGAGATTATCCTTGTTTGTTTATTGCATTATCACAACTTAATAGAAATATTGATAACCCTGATAGAGCAATTGATGGCAAGTATGGTAATTATATTCTTGAGTCTGATATATTTGGTTCAGATGCTATGTTACAACATGCAGATATGCTTATTGGTATAAACCGTCCTGCTAAACAAAAAATTAGGTTCTATGGGCCAGATAGATATATTATAGAAAATGATAGAACTTTGGTATTACATTTTTTGAAAGCCAGAAATGGTGATGCAAGAATGAGTTTCTTTAAAGCAAAGTTTGAACAAATGCAGATTGAAGAAATGCAAACCCCTGGTCAACAAGAACGCAGATAACAAATTAAAAAGTAAAAAAATGGGAATAACACCAGAACAACGTAAACAAAAAGTAAATAAATTAAAAGAAGAGCATGAAGATTACTTTCAAACTATTGGTAATTTAAATGCACTGTTTATACCTAAGATGGCATATAGACCACCAGGTAAAGATGACTTACATGTAAGTTTCTTTCCTAGTGAGATGGAAAAGGGTCAAGACATTTATACAGAGTTTGTAAGTATAAACTATGACTCAGAAGATCCTAAGAGAACTTTGTACCTTCTGAAATTTAATCCACACTGGAGAGAAGAGTATGAGATGATTACAAGTAACTCAGGTTTCCAAAGACATTTAGTTCCTGCAAGTGAACTTAAGGTTATTAATGATGTAACAAGTAGAGGTAAATTAGATCTAGACTTTGCAGAGTTACCTAACCCGGATGATAAACCATCTAATAATGATGAAAATCTAATAGCAGGTAAACTAAATGAGATAAACAATTCACTTCAACAATTAATTAAAATATTAAAAAAATAAATAATGGCAAACAGCATATTAATAATAGCAGATTCAGGTACAGGTAAATCAACATCAATTAGACACTTAGATCCTGATGAAACATTTATAATTAACATTGCAAACAAACCACTACCTTTTAAAGGTTGGAAATCTAATTATACAGCAATCAATAAAGAAAATCCAAAAGGTAATTTGGCTTCTTCTTCATCAGCAGCTGGAATAATGAAAGCAATTACACACGTAGATCAAAAAATGCCAAAGATCAAAACATTAGTTATTGATGATTGGCAGTATATGAGTTCTTTTGAATACTTTGATAGAGCTAATGAGAAAGGTTATGATAAGTTTACCCAGATTGCAGCAAACTTAGCTACAGTAGCTAAAATGCCTAAAGATCTAAGGGATGACTTAACTGTAATATTTTTAACTCATTCTGAAGATTCAACTGATATCAATGGTAATAGAAAAATTAAAGCAAAAACCATTGGTAAAATGATAGATAACACACTAACTTTGGAAGGTCTGTTTTCTATAGTTCTATTTGGAAAGGTAAATAAAAATGATGATGGTGAACTTGAATATGGTTTTGAAACTCAAAACAATGGAGAGAACACATGTAAATCACCACAAGGTATGTTTGAAGACTTCTTCATCCCAAACAACCTGCAGTATGTAAAAGACTGCATTAAAAAATATGAAGAGTAATTTATTTAAAAATTAATAATTAAAAAGTAAAAATTATGTTTAACACACAAGGAATGACAGCCGGATCAGGCAAGGAAAAACCAGTTATTGGAACAGGTAACCAAAAAGTAAAGATTAACTCTGTTACTTTTGATCAAACACCATATGATGCAAATGCATATAACATTACATTGCATGTAGAAAGTGAGCCTATAACAGGTGAATTTCAAGGATTTTTAGTAGATCAAAATAATCCTAATGGACCACGTTATTCAGGTCAAGTAGGTAGAGTAAGGTTTAGCCCTTATGCATATAAAGATACTATTCTTCCTAATGGTAATGAGATTAGCCGTGACAATGAAGTTATGAAAGCCATGGTATTTTTAGCTGAAACTCTAAACAAAAGAGCGGATCTAGATAAGATTAGTGCAAACACAATTGAAGAATTCATGAGTGCATGTAATAATATCTTTTCTAATTCAGGTTTTGTTAACGTATGCCTTGCAGCACGTGAATGGGAAAACAAAGAAGGTTATATCAACAATGATTTGTTTCTACCAAAAATGAGTAAAGGTAATGTGCCAATAGAAGCACTTGATGTAGAGTCATCTAAATTAATTACATTTGATTCTAACAATCCTCTTCACTTAAGAAAAGTTGTTAAAACAGATGCTCCAGCAACAACAAGCTTTGAGCCAACAACTTCATCAGCAAGTGACTTTGATCTGTAGTCAGAAATTAACCTAAAATTAGAGGGGGTGTAATGCCCCCTTTTTTTTTCAATTTGATTAATATGTTTAACACTAAAAATTTAGTATTAGAAATAGATGATATACCAAGTTATTGGGTGTTTCAATATTATTTAAATTTATCAGAAACCTTAACAGGACAGGATATAAAAATACATTCAGTATTTAATCCTAATGAGAAAACACCAAGCTTTTGTGTTTATGTTGACCCAAGAATAAGTCAATATAAATTTAAAGACTTCTCAACTGGTAATAATGGTAATAAAGTTGACTTAGTAAAACTTATGTTTAATATTGGTTATACTAAAGCTGTAATGAAAATTATATCTGACTATAATATATATGTCAAGCAGAATGGTAAAGCCAAAATTGAATTTAAACCTGTATCTAAATGGGAAGTGGATTTTATAAAACACAGACCTTGGAATCAACTAGATGCAGATTACTGGTTATCCTATAGGATAGGTATGTCTATGTTGGACTTGTATAATGTTAAGCCAATTGAGTATTATAATCTCATAAAGCAAGAAGATGGCCACATTAATACATTAAAAATACAGGCACCAAGAATTTATGGTTACTTTAATAAACATGGAGAAGTATATAAAATATATCAACCCAATAGTAAACATAGATTTCATAAAGTTAATACTTATCTTCAGGGACTAGATCAATTAAAATATGAGAAACCTTATTTAGTAATATGTTCATCATTAAAAGATGCAATGTGTTTAAAAAGTATGGGTTATAACGTTGAAGTTGTAGCACCAGACTCAGAGAATACTATAATTAAACCTCACATTATACAAAACTTTAAAAAAAAGTATAAAAAGGTTATTACATTGTTTGATAATGATGAAGCAGGTTTTAAAGCAATTGAAAGATATGCAGATGCATATAATATTCAAGGATGTTACTTAACTATATGTAAAGACATATCAGATGCTATGGAAAAACATGGCTTTGATAAGTTACATGAAGTATTAAAACCATTACTAAAACAAACACTTAATAAATAATATGAAAAAACCAAAAAAATGGTGGATACCAGGTTCCGTACCTTCCAGTAAAAATGGAAGAAGATGGACGGGTAAATACTTTATAGCTAGTAAGACAGTAGTTAACTATAGAAAGCTTACTAAAGAATACTATGAAAAGTATGCTGAAGAGTTTAAAGCAGAATTATCTAAATGTACTTTGCCGGCTAAGATATCTTTTACATTTGTAAGGGGTACCAAACATAAATTTGATTACATCAATCCTGCACAAACAGTTCAAGATGATATGGTTAAAGCGGGTTGGATTGAGGATGATAATGCAGAGTTTATTCTTCCAGTATTTATTCAATATACATATGATAAACAGAATCCTGGAGTATGGATAGAAATATTAACTGATGACTGTAATAAAGAAAAGTGATTTCTTTAATATTTTAAGATTACTTAATGGCCTCCCTGTTGATTTTGATTTAGGAATGCATTGTTATAATAGTTTAGAGTTACAAGATAAATATATAACTGATAAGCTATTTGCTAAAGCTTTACATTATGATGCAAGAAAATTGTTTTTGAAAGGTAGAAACATTAAATATTCTTTAGGTTCTCTTACAATAAAATGTATACTTAATGATATTGGTGGTACATATAATGAAGAAACTTATAAAAAAATATTAGATAAAATTATATAGACATGATGAACATACAAGATATAGTTGCAAGGACAACTAAAAGTTTAATATTTGAAGAGCCCTTTTACGGGCTTTTTTTAATTGGTATAAATAAGCAATACAGTGATAAAATACCTACAGCAGGTGTTAGTAAACACGGTATTGGCATGCAGTTAACAATCAATCCTGATTTTTACTTAAACTTAAGTGAAGATCATAGGTATGGTTTGGTAAAGCATGAGCTATTACACATTGCATTTGGGCACTTAATAATGAGAGATCTATATTCTAATCATAAGTTATTTAACATAGCTGCTGATTTAGAGATCAACCAGTACATACTGGAAAGTAAATTACCTGAAGGTGGTTTATTACTCTCAAGTTTTCCTGAATTAAATCTTCCTACTAAAGCAGGGACAAAAGTTTATTATAATCTTTTGGAACAGGCCCAACAGGATGGTAGTTCTCCTTCATTAGATAATCTTATGGATAAGATGGATGGTGAATCAGAATACTGTCATGGTACATGGAATGATTTTGATGATTTATCTGAAGCAGATAAAAAGCTTGTACAAAAACAGGTTGATCATCAGCTTAAAGAAGCAACACAAGAAACTCTTAAAAAGCAAGGTAGTGTGCCAGGAGAGTTAGCAGAGCTAATTCATAAGTTAATGCATGTTGAACCTGCAAAGTTTAATTGGAAAGCTTACTTAAGAAGGTTTGTTGGTAATTCAAGTATAGTTTACACTAGAAAAATGAGACGTAAGTATAATAAACGTTATTCTGAGAATCCAGGTTTAAAGATAAAGTTTAAGAATCACATACTTGTTGGCGTTGATACATCAGGGTCTGTAAATACAGAAGAACTAAAAGAATTCTTCTCTGAGTTAGCACATATGCATAAAACTGGTCATAAGATTACAGTTGCACAGTGTGATACACAGCTTAAAAGTGTAAAAGAATTCAATCCTAAAAAAGATTGGGAAATACATGGTCGTGGTGGAACAAGCTTCCAACCAGTAATTGATCACTATAATGAAAAGAAAGGAGTTTATACAGCTCTTATATATTTAACAGACGGTGAAGCATATTCTCCTGATGACTGTCCAAAAAATACCCTATGGGTACATAGCAGTATATCAGAGATAAATGATCAATTACCAGGACAAAAGATAAAACTAAATTAAATTAAAAAAGTAAAAATGGGTCAAGTAAATTTAAATGCTACAGAACTAAAAGGATTTGTAAATCACATAATCACAAACAACAGATTCTTACAAAAAGAAGGTAAGCAATCTGTATCTGTTGAGGTTGTTGGTGAATCAGGTATTGGTAAAACGTCAACCATTGTTGAACTAGCCAAAGAGAATGATTTAAACTTTGTTAAGTTAAACTTAGCACAGATAGAAGAGCTAGGTGACTTAGTAGGTTTCCCAGTTAGACAATTCCAAATGTATAAAGAGACAAAAGTTTCAGAAAATAAAAATGACATATCTTATACTGCTGCGCAAAGAGCTGCTGCATCATCATCTCTGGCAAAGATGCCTCAAGTAAAAACCAAAAAAGTTGGTTTATGGGTTGATGAACTTGCTGTACAAGAGTATCTAAAAAATGGATACAAAATGACTGGTAAGAACAGAATGTCTTATTGTCCACCAGAGTGGATTGCTGATAAAAAATCAGGTGGTATCTTATTACTAGATGACTGGAACCGTGCTGATGTACGTTTTATTCAAGCTTGTATGGAATTGATTGACAGACAGTCTTATATTTCATGGACACTACCACAGGATTGGCATATTATATTAACAGCTAACCCGGATAACGGAGATTATATGGTTAACAGTGTAGATAGTGCACAGAAGACTAGATATGTAACCGCAAATCTTAAGTTTGATGTTAATGTATGGGCTCAATGGGCAGAAGAAGCAGGTGTAGATTCTAGATGTATTAACTTTTTGTTATTGAATCCTGAGTTAGTAACTCAAGAAACAAATGCAAGATCTATTACTACATTCTTTAATGCTATATCAAGTTTTGATAATTTTGAAGATAACCTTAGCATGATTCAAATGATTGGTGAGGGTAGTGTAGGTGATGCTTTTGCATCAATGTTCACAACCTTCATTAATAATAAACTTGATAAGCTTGTAACTCCAAAAGATTTGTTGACACATGATAATCAGCAATATATTTTAGGTGAACTTAGAGGTTGTATTGGTAAGGATGATAATTACCGTGCTGATATAGCATCTACATTAGCTACACGTTTAGCAAATTATGCTGTTGTGTATTCTAAAGAAAATACCATAAGTCAAAAGATTACAGATAGACTAAAGACACTATGTACTGAAGACTATTTTACTAATGACTTAAAATATTTGATTGTAAGATCAATATTTAGTGGTAATAAACAAAAGTTCAATAAATTAATGATGATCCCTGAGATTGTCAAAATGACTATGAAATAAAATGGCAAATAAATCAGTATATCAAGATTTTGATACTGATGCTTTAACTTACTTTGCATTGGGGAGTGACACCGTTTATGGTGTCCTCTCTAATACAGAGTGTAATAAAGTATTATGTACTCAAGATAAAACAACATATGAAAAAATACACAGTATATTAACGGTCCCTACAGAAGATGACCAAACTTTTAGAACCAAAAAGAAAGCTTTTATATTACCTAAGTGTAATGTATCACAAGATAGATTAAAGGCTGCTCTTAAAGAGCATGGTATAACTGTTACAAATGATTATGAATTAGCAGATCTTATAATTGGGCATGAAGATATATCTACTCATACATTACAGAATGCGGAAAATATCCCGTCTACTGTAATGATGAATAAGATATGGAATTATGAAACTACAATGGGAGATGCAACAAAAACAGGTATCCTAAAAAAAGTTTCAGATTCTGGTTTGGAATGCATTATTACACCTAAGATTACAGACAATGTAAGATATTATGATATAGATATAAATGATAGTCTATATGATAACTGGATTATTACTGGTATGGCTATAAACTTGGCTCATATAATTGATACCACACATGTTAGTGTTATTGATCCTGAGACTGTGTTACATGCATCTGCTACTAAAATGACTCTTGATGAAAGTCTGCTTAATGATTTAAAAGCGCAATTAAAGGCTTATGGTGATGATAAGGCCTTAGCTCTTAAAATTGTTCCTACTATAGATTATAAAAAAAATTATCATTTATTATGGCAATTTTCACAAGACTGTAGTAGTATAACATATGCAGATAACAGAGATAAAGATCTACAGTACTGGTTAAAAGAATCTGGATTTCTTAATTTTGAAAGAAAGAGTGCTCAGGACATGATACTTTGGTTAGAAGAGAGAGAATTGTTATGTAAAACAAGTTTCAGATATTTAGAACCTATAGTAAGAAGAGAAATAAGCATTCATAACAGGGATCTTTATACTTTTAAAGTGGCTGTAAAAAAAGAATATCAAAAATATTTAAAAAATGACTAAAAAAATATATAATTTTAATTTAAAGAGAGATGATGCTGCAGTCAACAAAAACGTTGAACTATCATCTGGAGCATTTGATATAGAACTAACAGATGAACTGTATGTTGGTAGTAGTAATAACTATCATTTATCAGGTGATGATCTTGCAAATTTTGGGTTACATAACATAGTTACTGCTAAACAGCAACCATCTGTTATTAGCTTACAAGATGTAAAGATTTATAGATATCCTAAATTAAACTTACCAAGACAAAAGTTTGATTTGTTAAAGGAAAGGTTTGATTGTAAAATTACTAGGGATAGTGATAAGGCAGACATACATGTAGTGTCATACAAGTTTTTAGAATCTTTATTCACATACAATTGGTATAGTGATAAATTTTTAGATTACAGAGACTTTGTTAGAGTTTGTATTATAGCAAAAGAGAAAGGTATGTTTACTGATGAAGCTCTTAATGAGCTTAGAGAAAAACTATCTGAAATGGATCAAAACTCTATTGTTGCTTTTAATCAACACTACTATAATGGTAGTAATAATGTTCATTTATGGAGAGATCAATTTCTTAAGATTACAAAACCTTTTCATGAAGCAGCAAATCTAGGATCTAGATTAGTTATGATTGAAAAAAGTAAAGTTAAAGATTATAATAGAGTTGTTAATTCTGTAGCTACTGTTGTATTTGATACTGCAATAACTGAAATAATTGATGAAGATTTAGCAATTATTGAAGATGATCAATACGGTACCATAGAACAGATGATTACAAGTAATGATATAGATAATAGAACATTGGCTCTTGAAATGCTAGCTAATTCTAATATAGAAAAATCATTTAATGTAGTATCTAGTTTGTATTGGTGGCACTATGATTGGATGAAAGCTACTAATAATTGGAATACAGTAAATGTAAAAGCCATGAGGTCACGGTTAAAATCATATGAAGGTGGTCATGATACTAATAATGTTTATTCTTATAATAGATACATCATGGCCTTGACAGAAGATAGAAAATTAACTAAATTTGCTGTTGACAATACCAGATCTTTATTTCTTAATAAATGCTTAAATGCAATGGTAGGACCAGGAGCTGAAGTATTTAAAGTTGATTTAGAACACCTTGTATTAAAAGAAAAATATAATAACTCAATTAATGAATAGAAACATTGAAAAAGAAGAGCAGTTTTACTCAAATGATAAATTTAAGTTTAGCTACTCTTCTTTAAATAAACTTTTATTTTCACCATCCTTATTTTATAAGGACTATATTTTAAATGACCGTGAGGTTAGAACAGATAAACATTTAGTAGAAGGCAAGCTTGTACATTGTTTAGTGTTTGAACCTGAAAACGTTAAGAACAAGTTTAGTATTGTACCTGGTAAAGCACCATCAGATAGTGTTAGAAAGATACTAAAAAACATGTCACTATATACAGATGCTGTAAAGCTTGCTGATGTAGATG